GGCGTTGTCACCCTTGACGGTAGCAGCGTGCTCTGCAAGCTCGGCGCTGCGCAATACGACAGCGTTGGGGCAGCGCTGCGCGCCATCGGCCCCAGCAACGCCGACTACGTGGTTGCGCTGGGGCAGGACAGCGCGAACACGGCGGTTCGGACGTACACGCTGCGGGGCGCGCAAAACACTGCGGCAGGCGGCATGGGCGGAAGCATCACAATCCAGCCGGGACCAGGCGGAGCCGGAGGTACTGGTGGTACTTTCACCTTGAAAAACAGCGGCGCGGCGAATGCTGTGGTCGTTGTCCCGAGCGGGAGCCTATACCTCTACGCCAACGGCTCGCCTGGCATCTCGCTCGAAGGCGTGGTTGCAAAACATTCGTTCGCAACGCAAATCCGCGACTACTCCACAGCGGTTGCGCTCGCTGGCGACAACTTGACGTTTGGCGCAGACAACGCGGCGTCCGCCCTCGCCATCAGCACCGGCCTCATCCGCGGCGGGGACCACACCTTCGCCGGCTCGAGCGGCGTCAACATCGCCATCCGCCCGGGCCTTGGCGGAGCTGGCGGGACGAATGGGTGGGCGCATCTGTGCAACGCAGCGGGGACGCCGGGGACGACGCAGACGGGTTTTTACGTGTCTGCGGATGGGAGCGCGTGCAGCGTTGGCAGCGCTGGCACTTGGAACATCGAAAACAACGCCACCTCAAGCAGCGTGCTCAAAACGCTGTATATCCGACGCGCAACCGCGGCGCCTCAGCAGGCGCTTAGCGGCGATAACGTTGTTTTTGGCATCGACAACGCGGCAGCCGCCATTGCCGTCTCCACCGCCCTCATCCGGGGTGCCGACCACACCTTTGCGGGCGCGTCCGGCGTCCACGTTACCATCCGCCCGGGCCTTGGCGGGGCGGGCGGGACGACGGGCGTGCTCACGCTGCAAGACGCGAGCGGCAACGCCGTATGGGCGAACGATGCCAGCGGCGCCGTACTCTCCCGCGCTGAGACTCGAGTGCCAACCGCGTCCAACGCGAACCCATACAACGTCCAGCTGACGGACGCGGAGATTGTCTATACTGGCGCAGGCGGCACGGTAGCAATGCACGCAACGCCAGCGAACGGGACGAGCCTCAAGATTTGGAACGCCACGGGTGGCAACATCACCATCGGCCGCAACGGCAACACCATCAACGGAGCCGGCGCGGACGCTACTTTGGGCAGCTACGCGCTGGCGCTGTGCAAATTCACCACCGCCGCCGGTTGGCTCATTGTGGAGGCTCCTGCCGTATGAAACGACTCCTACCCCTCCTCCTCGCCTCCTGCGCTCCGTACTGGGTTGCACCCGTGGATGGCAGCGCGGACGTTCCATCGCTGGCCGTTTGCGTTGACGTGGCCCCAGCCGCAGCACCCGCGGTTGCCGAAGCCATTGAAGGTTGGGACCGCGCCCTGGGCAACTGGCGCCACCTCGTCACCTCGGCGCCCCCCGTCTGCGACTATTGGATACGCGAGTCCGTAACCGATGACGCAGCGGCCGCAGGGCATCCGGACGCGATGGGGTGGAGCGACGTGGGCGGCACCACCGCCTGGCTCCGCAGGTAGCAGCCTTCCAGCACGCGCCGCTCGCGCTGTTCGCGTGGTGCGTGCCGCAGGGGGCCCGGTGATGCTGCTCGTCCTACTGCCCTTTGTTCAGCTGCAGTCACCCGGCGACGAGCCGGGATGCACGTGGATTCAGGTTGCCGAAGAGGGCGAGTTTCGTGGCCATCCCACGGGCCCCTTCGTCCTTGACCGCGCAGCCTTCGACACCATCGTCGCCAACTTCCGCGCCCACCCGTCGTACCGATGCGACGAGACCGGCAAGGGCTGCACAGACGTCGTCCCCTTCGACTTCCACCACGCCTCTGAGCAGGGCGGCCCCTCTGTTGCCGTAGCAGGGGCCCCGGCACAGGCATGGGCGCAGGAGCTCGAGGTGCGCGTAGGGGAGGACGGCAAGAGCCAGCTCTGGGCCTATACCAGGTGGCTAGAGCCAGCTCGCACCTATGTCCGCGAGGGCAAATACAAATGGTGCTCCGTGGCTGTCTGGCCGGACGCGACTGACCCCAAAACCGGGCAGCGCGTTGGCTGGTACCTCTCAAGCATCGCACTCACAAACGACCCGTTCATCCAGGGCATGCAGCCAATTGCGGCTGCTCGCTCTGCCAACCACCCAGTCACAGAAAAGGAGACGGCGAACATGGAGCTTCTGAAGCTGCTCGCCACTCGATTCAACATCCCCGCCGACGAAGGCGCAGTCCAGAAGGCCATCCTCGCCGAGCTCGACGCAGCAGGGCAGGCAACGGCTCAGCTCACGTCGATTTTGGGCGCCCTCGGTGTCGAGGACGTGGACGCCGCCATGCAACGCATCGTCGCCCAAATGAAGGCCGCCAAGGCCCTCGAAGAGGCCATGCCCCAGCTCGCCGCCCTCAAGGACGAGCAGGCAGCCGTCGAAGAAAAGGCCGTCGAAGAGGATACCGATATGGCCATGCAGGCCCATCGGCTCCCTGCCGCGGCCAAGGCTGCGCTCTTGGTGATGCGCCGCGGCAACGTCGCCCGCCTCACCCGCGAGTCCGCACCTGCCGACTTCGCCGCGCGAGTTGAGTCTCGCAAGGCGTTTTTGGCAGCCTACCCGCCGGCCCCCGCGGCCGACAAGGCCCACCTCCTGCAGGCCGTCGCAACGGTGCCAGCAGGCCAACCCATCACCGCCCCCCAAGGCCCCGAAGCCGGGCCTGCCAGCTCTCTCGCAGAGCTCGGCGGATACCCCGGACGCAACGACCTGGAGCGGGCCATCAACCTGGTTCGCTCGAAGACCCCCCACCTGCCTTTCGCGCTCGCACACAAGGAGGCCTGTCGCCTCCTCGCCACTGCGCGCCAGTAGGAGACCACCATGGCTGCTGCACGCCAAACTGACCCCGAAATTCGGTCGAAGAAAAACTCCACGGGCTCCACTATCAGCGCTGGGCTCGTGGTGATTCTCGACTCCACCGAAGACCTCATCAAGCTTCCCACCGCCACCACGGACCACCTCTATGGCGTGGCGATGAACGACATCCCCACGGGCGAATGGGGCGACGTCCAAATCCGCGGGCGCGCCAAGGTGCTCAGCAACGGCGCCCTTGCCACCCCTGGCATCCTCCTGATGTCCGGCGCCGACGGCAAAGCAATCGCCTGGACGGCTATCGCTGGCACCAACGCCCAGGTTCTCGGCATCCAGGAGACCACCACCGCGGGCGCAAACGAGTTCGTTGAAGTCGAGCTCGCTGGCCCCGGCATCATCAAGCAGGGCTGATAGGAGACACCATGGAAACCAAAAACGTCACGCTCAAGCTTGCCGGGGACGCCCCTGGCATTGGGCGCAGCGGTGAAGTCGTTACCCTCGCCCTGACCCCCACCGACGTGCGCCTCCCCGAGGAGCTGCCGACCTATCTGGCCGGGTACGCCCCCGCGGGTTTCCGCTGCGAAGATGCTCTCCCCGAGGTGCTCGTGGACGAGAGCGAGTTCTACCATCGCAGCTTCACGCTCAAGAACACCTTCCAGCAAATCAAGGTGAAGACGGGCCTTACGGGCGCAGTGCCCGAGGTGGACCCCGAGACCACGACGACCAGCGCCAAGGTTCAGCATCGCTCCCTCGGAAGCTTCATCCCCGTGCTCACCGAGAAGGAGAGCCGCTTCAACGCCCGCCAGGCGGCCATGGAGCGCATCAAGCGCGCCACCATGCTGGACATGGAGGTCGACTGCTGGAACTCCACCAACGGCACCATCGGGCTCAACACGAACTTCGCGGCAGCCAACCGCTATGCCACGGTGGCAGGCGAGCAGTGGAATGGCGGCGCCAACAGCGACCCCATCGCGGCCATCGAGGCCCGCATCCTCGCCAGCTCCCAGCAGGTGACGGACATCTGGATGAACCAGCAGGTGGCCTTCACGTTCCTCAACCATCCCCTGGTGAAGGACAAGTTCAAGGCCCTCATCGGTGACCGCGGCATGGCGGATACCATCGCCAACGTGGGCGACGTCCACAAGGCCGGTAGCGTCAACGTGGATTTCTACATTCCCACCCTGGGCAAGTTCCACGTAGTTGCGTCGAAGGTCTACGACGAGACCACCGCGGCCCTGGACTTCATCCTCACTGACTCCGTCATCCTCACGGTGAACCCCCCGGGCGGCGTGCCTGCCAACGGCGAAGCCATCGCTACCGGCTACACCTTCCGGCTGCGTGGCAACACGGGCGTCGGCTGGGAGACCCGCGAATACTGGGTAGAGGGCCGCGGGCGCGGCGGCACGATGGTTGTCGTGCACGAGAGCAGCAAGCAGGTGATGGTAGGCAGCACCTGCGGCGGCATCATCACGAACGTCATCCAGTGACGTTGAGCCTTCGGGCTCACCCCGCGCGCTAGGCGCCTAGGGCTGGTGCGAGACCGGCCGCGAGGACCATGGCGGACCTAATCACCCAAGCAGACGTCGAGCTACGCATCGGGCCTCGTTCCCTGATGGAGCTCACCGACGACAACGGCGACAGCGTGGCGGACACCTCTGTCGTCGCAGCGCTGCTCACGCAGGCGTCGGACATCGCGCGCTCTGCGCTCTATCCTGCCTTCACCTCGGCGCAGGCCGAGTCCCTCGCGTCCAGCGATAGCAGCGTCAAGGCTGCCGTGGTCGAAATTTGCTGCGGGCTCGCGGGCTCTCGCCGTCTGCACCTTCTCAGCGCCGATGGGCGGCAGCCATTCTATGGGTGGCTGGAGAGGGCAGAGCAGAAGCTTCGCGACGTCGCTGCGGGCAAGATACGCGCTGTGGGTGAGGCAACCGCGGGGGCGAACCCCAACGTGAGCATGAACGCCACCACAACGGAGCGGGAGCAAATCTTCTCGGGGGCCTCGGGTAGCGGGGGCTTCTGATGTCGGGCGTCGTCGCCGTCGACATCGACGCCAAGGAGCTCGACGAGGTCATTGCCGAGTACGCCGAGCGTGGCGGCGACCTAACCGGCGTGATGGCCATCATCGCTGAGGACCTCGCTGCGGCCGTGGCGGACATGTACCAGACGAGCGGCCACGGGCAGTGGCCCCCGCTCGCTGAGGCTACGATTGCCCGCCGCCGCATGGGCAGCGCGCGCCCCATGGTGGACACCGGCGTCCTCATGCGCAGCACGGTAGCTGCCTCGGGGGCGGACTTCGCCGAGGCCTACACCGCCATCGAGTATGTACGCTTCCACCTGGAGGGCGGCCCCGTCATCCCGAAGCGCAACCCATTTGACCTGCCAGAGGATGTCTACGACGAAGCTGTGGACCTGATTTTGGCGCACATCGCAGGAGAGGCCGCCGCATGATAGGCCAGACCATCCGCACTCGCCGCGCCATCATGGCAGCCCTCCGTCCGCTCACGGGCGACCGGGCCACGGGCACCATCAAGGCCATCGCCGCCACCGGCTACAGCGGTATCACCCTGCCAGCAAACACCATGCTGGTAGCGGTGCCAACCAGCGCTGCAGGCCTCAGCCAGGCCGCCCCAGAGCTTGTATTTCGCACGACGACGGCGACAGCCATAGCCACTACCCCAGGCACCAACGTCGCCGCCACGAGCCTGCTGGGGGGCGCCAGGCACAACCTGCCGGTGGCCTCGGTGCTGCGCTACGACCCTGCGCTGGTAGGCGTTACGGCCACGGCCCTCGCTGTTGCCGACTTCACCGGCGGGGCGGACGCCACAGGCCTCGGCGCCGTGAAGCAAATCCTGGCCTTCGAGACGCTCGAGAACGTGGACGCAGCCCAGGACCTGTTTCTCGCCAAGGTACGCGCCACCCCCGCCCTCGTGCTCGCGTGGGCGGGCCGTGTGCTGCCTGAGAGCGCCGGGGAGGGGCAGTGGGTGCGTACGGACACCTGGAGGCTCTACGTCATCACCTCGGCCCTCCAGGGGGGCGTGCAGCGCGGGGACGAGGCCCTCGACCTCATCGACCGCTGTGAGGCCTATCTCATCGACCGCTCGAGCGCGGACCACTACGTGTTCAGCGCCCCCGGCATCCAAATCCGCAGCGTCGACCGCGTGCGGCTGACCCCGAGTTCGTGGGTGTACGCGCTGACCTTCACCACCACCACGAGCACGGCGCGCATCGACCACCGGACGCTTGGCAGCGACTACGACGAGTGGCTGAACACGCAGGTGGATTGCGACACGGCCACCACCCCGCCGCTGCCGGTTGTGGACGGGGCTATCTGGCCAATGCGGTAGCCCTGCCCTGGGCCCAGCAAATCACTGGGGCTGAGCCTCGCCTCGTGCCTCATCCAGTGTTCGGCCTGTTTGTCTCCCCGGTCCCCGGGGCCCACGTTCACCGATACGGCGTGCCCGGTGTCATCATCGGCTATTCGCGCGAACCTCTGCCCGACCAGGGCAAGGGCAAGGTGATCGACATCTACAAACCCGGGGCGTCGATGCCCGTCATCCAAGAGGGGGCTGTGGTGGCGCTCACCCATCGCGAGGTGCAGCGGTTCCGCAAAGAATATCTCCGCGTCCTTAAACAAGGGGCTCTCATCGAGCGCACCGAGGAGGACTGGAAAGCCTGGCAGGCACAGCAGGAAACCCCAACCACCCCTGAGGTGCAGCCGTGACGACCGGCGTCCCCGTCGCTGTGGCCCCGAGCGTGAAAAGCCCGGGGCTCTATCTGCTCATCAACCTGCTGGCGGGAAACGCATCCCCCGGCACCTCCCCGCTGAAGGGCCTCGTTATCTCCCCGAAGAGCTCCAGCGGCCTCATCACGGCGGACACAGAGCTCGTCGAAGGAGTCGGCGGCGAGGATGACGCCAAGACGATTTACGGGCCTGGCACCCCCGGGCACCTTGCTGCAAAGGCCATCTTTGCTGAGGCCCCGCTCGCGCTCATCGACGCAGTAGCCCCGGCCGCTAGCGCAGGCGCTTCGGCCACCGGCAAGTTCACCTTCGCGGCTGGTGCTCCCACCGTCTCGTGGGACGTCACGGCGAACATCTGCGGTCGTGACATCAGCATCGTTTGGGCTGCCGGCGAGTCCAACGCGGACGGCGCCACGAAGCTCAAAAACGCCATCAACGTACTGACCAACGACCTCCCAGTAACCGCCACCACCAACGTGGGGGAGTGCATCGTTACCGCCAAGATTGCGGGCCTCTGGGGCAACGACATCAAGATTTCTGTTGTCGCCAAGAACGGCGCCACAGGCACCGTCACTGCGAGCGGCACTGTTCTCGCCAGCGGCACCCAGGAGCCGAGCCTCACCAACGTGCTGGCCCTGGTCATAGGCAAAGAATACGACTTCATCACCCTCTGTACGAGCAACACGGACGCGGTTTCTGCAGCCGCCTCCAACGTGCTGGCCGTCAAGACGCACATCAGTGGGCTCGACGAGGGCCGCAACGCGAAGCTCCAGCAGTTCGTCTATGGGTGCACCGACATCCTGGCGAACACCAAGACGGGCGTTGCAGCCATGAACTTCGGCCCCGCCGAGTGCGTCCAGGGCGAGGCCTTCCGCTCCCTCGGGTGCGAAATTGGCGGCGCTGAGATGGGTGCCCGCATGCGCGAGGAGCAGATTGACCCCGCGTGCAATCGCATCGAAATGCCCTACAAGGCCACCCTGTACGGGGCGGCGAACATCGCTGCGGACCAGCTTACCGAGGCCGAGGTGGAGAGCGCACTCAACGTGGGCGTCACCCCCCTCACCTACAACGCGACCGGCGAAATCATGCCCTCGCGTCCCATCACGACGTACCACAAGGACAGCAGCGGCAACGCCGACGACCGGCTGCTCGACACGAGCTGCGTGTCCGGGACGTACGCGGTGGCCAAGGACCTCCGGGTTGCACTGCCGCGCGAGTTCCCGAACGCGAAGCTCTCCGACGACATTCCCGCCGGCGAGGAGCCACCGCCTGTTGGCGTCGTCGAAGTCCGCGACGTGAAGGCCTTCATCAACGAGCGGATCCAATTCTGGATCACCTCGGGCGTCGTCCAGAAGCAGGCCTACCTGGACGCCTACACCGCGGGGACGTTCATCGTCCGCGTCAACCCCAGCGACGACACCCAATGCGACGTGGTGCTCCCCATCAGCATTGTGCCTCCGCTCGCGAAGTTCTCGGTCGTCGTCAACCGCGTTCCCACCTGAGTTGATCCATGAACGTCTACCCGACCGGACAGGTTTCTCTCGGCACCGGCAACCTCCAGGAGGCCACGGTGTCGAGCTTCAAGACGGCGAACGGTGGCACCCTGATGCACACCCTCGCCAAGAGCCCCAGCGGCGTCGCCTTCGGCAACAAGGATTGCAGCGGCACCATCGACTTCATCGTCCCGCAGACGGGCCCTGAGCACGACGTCATTTCGGACATCCAGGCTGGTACCCATCGGAGCTTCCGTTTCAAGGCTGCGACCGCCACCTGGAGCATCAAGGGCGTGTTCGTCGATGCCACGGTGAACTTTGCCGACCGCGGGGCGGTGAAGGTGACGGCAAGCTTCGTCGGCGAGCTCAGCAAGAGTCCGGTGTGACATGAAGCACACGGCCGCTGCTGCGAAGTGGGCGAAGCTCACTCCTGAAGAGCTCGAGGTAATCGAGTCCGGCGGGCGTGCCTGTTACCGCGACAAGCTGAAGCGCAAGGACCCCAAGACCGGCGAGACCCAAGAGGTACCGGTCATGGTGCGCGCCCCCAACACCCTCGACAAAGCGCATAGCAGGCTTGAGGCGCTCGCGTGGGCGCAGAAGTTGGCCAAGGACCACGGGCAGGCCGAGCCTCGCGACGTGAAGGCAGCAGAGGCCCTCTACGGGGCATACTTCGACGAGCTGGACACCATGTGCCTGCTCTCGAGGTGCGTCCTCGAGGTGGAGCCGCCACACGACCCGTACATGCTGCCCGAGATGCTCGTGGCACACCACCCGCGGGCAACGCTGCTGGACATCTGGGAGCGCCTCGCAATACGCGTTTCGCAGGAGGACATCCGGGCATCGGAGCTGACGGAGTCCGAGGTGCTGGCGATGGTGGCCGAGATTGACCGGAGGCGCGACCTCGGCCCTTTAGCCGCTATCGCTTTGCACGCGCGGGACAGCTTTGTGCTTACTACGGCGTCCCTGCTGCAGAGCTATCTGACCGGCAAACGCTCCTCGCCCTCCACCGCGACTTAGACGCCCGTGGGCTCGACGGTGAGGGCTGGGCCAAGCTCTTCGCGCCCAAGATGACCGCCCGAGGGACCCATGGCTGATAAAACCGCAACCGTCAAAATCCAGGCGGACGCGTCCGGGTTTCGTAAGGAGGTCAAAGACACCGCGAAGGGGGTGGAGGCAACGCTCAAGGCCGCGGCGAAGGCCGTGGAGTCCGACTTCTCGAAGTCCTTGTCTGCGGGCATCAAGGGCGGCACCGATGAGCTGAAAAAGATGGGGGCGAAGATAAAGGACGTCGCTAGCCAGTTTGGCCCCCTCATCGGGTTCACTGGCGTTGGCGCATTGGCCAAGAGCGCCATCGACGCAGAGTCGCAGTTCCGCAAGCTGAGCTTCACCCTGGGTGCAGGCACGGGCAAACTGCGGGATTGGCATGCACTGCAAAAACAGGCCTCGGACTCCGCCATCAAGTGGTCGCAGAGCTCCGCGGACCTTGGCAAGGCCATGGAGACGGTGTTCAACACGGTGGGCGACGCTGACTTTGCGTCTGGCACCATCGACGAGATTGCCAAGGCCGCGCAGGCCTCGGGCCACAGCGTTGGGACGATTGCCCCCCTGGTGGCCGAGCTCAACCGCCAGTTCGGGTTGACGGCGGACCAGGTCCCCGATGCGCTGGCGTCCGTGTTGTCCCTCGGGGCCCGCGGCGGGATGAGTATCGAGGAGCTCGGCGCCAACCTAGGCAAAATGGGACGCCTCGCCGGTGTGGCTGGGCTGCAGGGTGCCGGCGGCATGCGCACCCTGCTAGCTGTGGTGAATGGCATCACCGCTGCGTCTGGCACAGCCGAGGGCAGCGTCGAGAAGATGAACATGGTGTTTGCCAAGCTCACCGGCGGCAAGGCCGACATCGAGAAAGCCCTTGGCATCAAGCTCACGGGTGGCGATGCCATCGAGAACCTCGAGAAGGTGCTCAAGGCGACCGGAGGTGATGCTGGGAAGCTTACCAAGGTGTTCGGGGAGCAGGGGGCAACCATCGCACAGGCCTTCGGCGGCGACGTCGAGAACTTCAGGTCCAACCTGGACGCAGCCTCGAAGTCTGCCTTGGACGCGTCGAACATCACCGACCAGGCGAACGAGAACAACAAGAGCGCGCAGGCGGGGCTCTCCCGGGCCATCGAGACGATGAAGACCGCCTTCGAGAACCCCGAGATGCAGACCGCCATTGCGAGGCTTGCCGAGAACCTACCAGCAATGGCGGACGCGGTGTCCAAGGTGATGAAGCTCTTCGCCGAGAACCCGGTGCTAGGGGCGGGTGTGCTCACCGGCGGCGTGATGCGCAAGGGTGGCCTCGGGGCGCTGTTTGCTGGGGCTCAGCAGGGCGCAGAAGGCGCAAAGGGCCTCGGGGCTGCAGCAACCTCCGCAGCCACGCAAACAATGTCGTTCAGCTCGAGCCTCGGCGGAGCAATCGCCGCCAATCTGCTGATGGCTCTCGCTGTTGGCGGTGCAACCGCAGCCGTTGACCAGCTCACCAAGTTCGTGGGTGAGCTCAAGGGTGCCGAGCGAGACCGCGAGGACCAGCGCGAGGAGGCCATGGCCGCCGCAGAGCGCGAGGGCAAGAGCGTTGGCATACGCGAGATGGGCACCGGCGAGGGCCTCATCGACGCGACGGCAGAGGACCTACTCTACGGCACTGGGCGCGAGATTCTGACGCGTGACCCAAAGACCGGCAAGGTGGTAGCCCGCAAGGAGAAACGTGGACAGGAGTGGATGACCGAGGGTATCTCCGTGCCGTCGCAGAACGCAGAAATCCCAGACGTTGTGCCACTTGGCGGACCAGAGGCCCCCGGGTACGGCCCCAACTGGTCCTTCGAGCGTGACCGGCTGCGCCACCGCCTCTTCGAGCGCGGCGTCACCGGTGCCTATGACCTCAGTGACGAGGATCTTCGGAGCAAGGCAAATGGCATGGGCATCACCGCAGATGGCGCAGCGAAACCCCAGCAGCAGGCCATTGGCCGCGAGGTGGCTGCTGCCATGGCGGACCGCACCCTCAACGTGAAGGTTACCAACGCCAGCGACCTCCGGGCCCCCGCTGGAGGCACGCCACCACCACCGGGGTACGCACCGCGATGAGCGACTACGACATCATCTTCACCTCGTATCCCACGGCGGAGTGGTCGGTGGGCGGGGTGGCCATCAAGTTCCCCGTTCAGCGGCTCGAGGAGCGCGGCGGCAACCGTATCGTGAAGCACAAGCGCGTCTACCGAGACGGCGCACGCTGCGACGACATGGGCAGCGAGCCGAAGGGCTGGACGTTCACCTGTGCGTTTTTCAACAGCCCCGACAAACAAGAGCCAGGCCTCGACCTCGCCCAGTACCCAGACAACGTCAACAAGCTCCTCGCGACCTTCGACACGCACGAGACGGGCGACCTCACCATCCCGACGAGGGGCACCGTGCGCGCCCGGGCCGAGAGCTACACGAGGGTGGAGAGCAACGAGCTTCGGGACGCCTGCGTCTGCACCCTCACATGGGTGGCGGACAACGAGGACGACGGCAGTCAAGCGGCCTTCACCGCCCCAAGCGCTGCGGCTGTTATCGGGGAGACGGCGGAGGAGGCTGTTGGCGCGGCCGCGGACCTTGGCGCCCTGTCCGAGGACCTCACGAGCCTGAGCGAGTTCGCCTCCTCGCTCGAGGCCCTCGCCGCTGCCCCCGCGGAGTTCGTGGCCGACATGGAGGCGCAGGCATACGCCATGGAGTCGGCTGTTAGCCGAATAGAGACGGCTTTCGCGTCTGCCGCGGGGCAGGTAGCGGCCGAGGTGAAAACGCTGCTCACGGACCCAGCAGCCAGCATGGCGGGGCGCCGTCTGCGCAAGGCCGCGGACCAGGCAGCGAGCCTCACCACCGAGAAGGTGGGGCTCAGCACCAACCGCGTCATCACCCGCACCTGGGCGCGCACCATGTCCATTTTCGAGGTTGCCATCGAGGTTAACCAGGACGCCGGGGCGCTGATGGGACTGAACACCTCGCTGCCAGACATGCTCTCTATCGCCCCCGGCACACCCGTGAGGATGTATGCCTCGACGACAGCATGACCGCGTCCGCGTAGAGTCTGCTGGCGGGCGCTTCGACGCCTTCGAGGCGCTCGAGGTGACGAACGACATCGCAGGCATCTCCGAGGCCACATTCACCGTTGGCGACGATGGGGCCATAACCGAAGAGCTCGAGGAGCTCGTTGCCCCCGGGCAGCCCTTCAAGGTGTACTGCAACGACACGCTGCGCCTCACGGGCCGCGCAGAAATCAACCAAATCCCCGGCAACGCAGACTCCGGTGTGGTGCTCAACCTCACCGTCCGCACCAAGACATCCGACGCAAGGGTGGCCAGTGCCAACCCAGACATCAACGTCCAGAACACCAGCATCAAGGAGTTCATCCTCGCCTGCTACAAACCTCTGGGGTTGACGGAGAGCGACTTCGTGTTCGGTCAGTTCGCGGACCGCGACCTCATCAGCGGCAAGGCCGGGGGCGCTGCCCCTCCCCTCGACCTTGAGAAAATCCAGGTAGCCCAGGCCAAGGCGCAGCCCCCCGAGACCATCTACGAGGCCGTGGAGAGGCACCTGAAGCGCTACAAGGCCACGCACTGGGACGGGCCCGACGGCACAATCATCGTCGGCACCCCCGACGACTCCCAGGCACCACTCTACCGGCTGCAGGCCTCAAGAGAACCATCGCGCAGCAAGGGCAACAATATCGTTTCCTACCAGCGCACCAAGGACTGGTCGGAGCTCGCCAGCCGCATCACCATCATCGGTGCTGGTGGCGCCACCCAGAGCGTGCAGAAGCGCTTTCGCGGGTGGGCTGCCGATGAGGAGGTGGAGGCCGTGGCCTCGAGCCTCGGGCACTTCAACCGCACGGTGCTCGTGCCGGACCAGCTGAGCCAGGAGAAGAGCGCTGCCGAACGCGCTGCCATGCGTGAGCTATCCGCACGGCGCCGACGCAAGGATGCGTGGGAATTCGTGGTGGATGGGTGGAGCTACTGGGACGGGGCCACGCAGTTTGGGTGGGCCACCAACGCCACCGTGGACGTGGACGTCGACCAGGTTGGCGGTGCCCGGGGGCGTTACCTTATCGTCCGCGTGCAGATGCGCCTTGATACTTCTGGTGCGTCAACGTCAATAACTGTAGTTGCTCCGGGCATTTGGGTGCTATGATTCTGGTAGTGGTACTCGAGAACGGTGTTCAGTTGCGTCTCGGTGGGATCCATGCAGAGGTATCCCGTGAGGTGGCGCTCGCCTTGGCGGCGCGGCTGCGACGCATTGGTACCGGGGCGCGCATCGAGGTGGCGGGCATCGTCGAGGAGCTGCGCACCGAACGAGACGTAACCGCACTCATCGCCAAGCTCGAGGCAGCATGAGCTACCTCGACTTCTTGCTGGCCTTCGGTAAGCTCGTAACAACCCGCGTGAACGGCGCCCTAAAGGTGATCGTGGGTGACCTGTCGTTCTTTGACGGCGACGAGGACGAGCGCCCCGAGACAAGCTCGGACGAGCCTCTGTGGGTGGGGGCCCCTGGGTTCTACTGCCGTCCACGCAGTGCCACCACGGAGGCGGCCGCAACTCCGCTGCAGCCCGAGGGCCACACCGAGGTGGTGGCGCTCCGCGTTGGCGGCATGTGCGTGCCTATCGCCGCGCGGGACCTGCGTTGCAATTCGCAGGTCAACCCCCGTGAGGCTGAGCTCGGGTTGGCGCATTGGGACGGCGGGTTCGTCTCGCTGCAGAGCAACACCGACGAGGATGGCACGAACATCGTTCTCTACGCGCCCCGCAAGAACGCATCGGGCGTCGTGGTGAAGGCCTCGGCCATCTCCATGGACTCGACGGACGGCAACCAGCACATCGCGCTGATGCATGAGTCGGGCGCCAGCATCACCCTTACGAAGGACGGTGCCATCGTGCTCGCCAATGCGGCAGGGGACGCGTTCATCGAGCTCAACAGCAGCGGTACCACCTTCAACGGCAACGCCGTGTTGTCGGGGGCCGCGGTGCTCGGCAACAAGGACCCCGCGACCTGCGACTTCGTCATGCTGGCCACGCAGCTGCTCGCGTGGGTGGCGCAGGTAAATGCGGCCATGGTAGCCCTTAACGGAGCAACTGGCGGGAATGTCCCAGCAATCGTGGTCCCCACCGCTGTCCCCGTTGCCGCCGCCATGGTGAAGGGCATCTAGGTGCCTGCCTGCGCATTCCCCCCGCTGCCAGCGTTGGCCTTCGCGCTGCCGGGGCTGCCGGGGCTACCCGCCCTCCCCTCGCTGCCGAGCATCCCAGGCCTTCCGGGGCTGCCAGCGCTACCCCTGCCGGTCTTCGCCATCCCAGGCCTTCCGGGGCTGCCCGCATTGCCGTCTCTACCGAGCCTCCCGGGGCTACCTGGCCTGCCACCCCTGCCGCTGCCAGCGTTCGCTCTACCGGGCCTCCCAGGCCTGCCAGCGTTGCCCTCACTGCCCACCATACCCTGCCCCCTGGCGTAGCCCTGGGCCCCCGCCGAGAGGGCGTCAATACCCTGGGCCGTGCCCGCGCCCCCCATCATGCCTGCTGGCGCTGTCCCTGTTGCCGGGGCGGCCCCCACCGTCGTTTCGGCGAGCGTTACCCGCTCTCTTTTGGCAGACGACCTCGACCCGGTGACCGGCGAACTGCAGGCCATCACCACGGCGCCGCACCCCGTCGAGGCCGCCGTCCGCGAGGCATTCCGCATCCAGCGTGCAAGCGGCCCAGCCGTCGAGGCCGTGGGGCAGAACTTTCGCAGCGTCAAGAAACAGGACGAGCACACGGGGCGCTCCCTCTACTACGAGGCCGAGCGCATTATGGCGCCCTTCGTCGCGCGCAAAGAGGCCCAGGTGCTCGGCATCGACGTCGACCCTGAGCAGGCGTACGCGCAGGCAGGGGTGCGCGTTCGGTGGGTCAACCTGCTCACCGGCACCACCGTTACCACAGCAGTCCAATGAGCACCCTCCCAGCGTCCAGTGCCCTTGAGAGGGCGTTCCCAACCTTCGACCGCGGGGTGAACCGCGAGGACATCCTGCGCAGCTACCGCTATGCGCTGCGCAAGCTCACCAACCCGGACACGGGCCTCCCATTCAGCGAGGCCGACATCGCCGCGGCCGTCTCCTCGCAGTCGCGCTGGTACGTCGAGGCCGACGCCATCGACCTGGTGCTCCTCGCTGGGCAGAATCGGGCCCTCTGGCTCGCCGACCAGGTGCGCCTTGACCGAGCATCCTTCGGGTGGCTGCAGACGTACCATGGTGGCCTCTGGGGCGAGACGCCACTGCCCGCAACGGGTGGCAGCGGCACCGCCACGGGTAGCGCTGTGGCCTTCACCCCGTTCGTCGGCTCCACCGTCATCCCCGACGCTGCGGCTGTGCAGGCAACGGACCCAGCCGGCAAGAAATACCAGGTGCTGTTCAGCACCGCCGCCACGGCTGGCGGCACCGTAACGCTCACCTTCAAGGGCGTCGACACGGGCCCCGACACGAACCCCGCCCCGGGCACCGTGCTCACCTACAGCCAGAATAAGCCCCTTGGCGCGCAACCCACGTGCACCGTAGCGACGCAGTTCACCGGCGGGGCACTCGCTGAGACGTCGGCGGAGTTCGCAGCGCGCATCGCCGCACGCATTCGCCACAAGCCTGCCAGCGGCAACAACGCGCACTTTCGCTCGTGGGCAACCGTTGCATCGGTGGCCGTCGAAGACGCCTTCGTCTACGCCTGCGCTCTTCACGCGGGGACCGTGCTCGTGGCCGCCACGCAGAAACGTGGATCCATCGCAGGCCCTGCAGCGAGGGTGCCGAGCATTGGCACCCTAACGGACCTCACTGCCTACCTCGTGCCCCCGGCGAGCCCCGTGGTGCCCGCTGTGCCGCTTGTCGTCGTGGTACCCGTGGTGCAGCAGCCAGCAGACATGGTGCTGTCCCTCTCTATGCCCCTCGGCACCACGAGTGGGTGGACGGATCCAGACCCCTGGCCGACGCAGGCTGGTGGCGTGGCAACGCTGATTTCGGCGGTCACCACGCAGACGCAGTTTCGGATCACCACCTCAGGTGGAGGCCTCCCCTCTGGCATCACGGCCCCATCGCTCATGGCCTGGGACGAAGCTGCCAGCGCCTGGGAGACCCTCGACGTCCAGAGCGTTACGCTGTTCGCCCCCGGCGTCTATGACGTCGTGCTGAACTCGGCCCCCACTATGACGCTCGTGGGTGGGCAGGCCATCAGCCCGGACGCTGGGCGCGCGGACACCATCTCCGACGCCATCACCGCCTACTTCGACTCCCTCGGGCCTGGAGAGGTGGTTGACCTCACCACGGACTCGAGGGCACACCGCGCGTTCCGGTATCCACAGCCTACCGAGGAGTACCCCCAGCGCGCGGGCTCGAGCGTCACCAACTATCTTCACGACGCGCTGAAAAGCACCCTGGCAGACAGCGTGCTTGAGGCCTGCACCGCAGGCACCCCCGTCGTCCCCGCCTCGCCGCTATCTGGGCCCGCCCTCGTGGTGGCCGGCGTTGTAGGCATCTACCCGCTCTAAGAGACAACCATGTCCGGATTCCCCGCACGAGCCAGCAGAGCAGCCTTCGGCCCCACCAGGGTAGACGATGGCGTCGTCACCGACCCCGAGCGCTGCGTGGGCGCCAGCGACTTCAACCTCACCTTTGCCCAGGTGGCCGGGTGCAACCTCTGCGTCCCACGGGCGTGGGCGCTGCTCTCCTGGGATGGCGCCACCATGACGGTGGGCGCTGCGGGCGAGGCCTGGGACCCGGACGACGGCACCGCCCCTGCGGTGACCTCCTCGGGCGCTGGTGAGTACCTGCTCACCTACGCGGCGACGTACCTGGACCACCAGGGCAACACCATCTCCACGGCCCTTGTGGCTGGCGCTGCACACCCCCAAACGCTCACGGCGCACAAGGCTCTCGCTGTGCCGAGGGCCAATGGCCACGAGGTGGACGTGCGCGTCTTCGACGACACCGAGACGGCGGACGATGCCTCGGTGCTCGTGGTGCTCTGGTAGCCATGGGCACCATCGGGCCCCGCAACCCCCTGCCGATGCACATTGGCGGCAGCCCGTCGAAGGTGGATGCCGTGTGGCGGGCCCTGCGGCGCTGCATCGGCGTCACCGTTGGCGGCCGCGATGTGGCGGGCCCCCCAAACGGTATCGAGGATAGCTGGCGCCTTGCAAAGGCCAGGGCCATCGCTCGCGTCCAGCAGCTCGACGAGCTGGCAGCGCTGCAGGCGTTCCCCGACTGCGCTACCGCCCACCTGGCCGTCTACGAGGAGGCTCTTGGTGTCGACCAGGCAGCCACCGACCAGGAGCGCCGCGAGGCCATCGCAGCCGCCTACACGGCGCAGAGCGACGGGGTGGCGCAGCACGTTCGCGACGTGATTCGCCGCGTCTCCACCGACATCGACGTGGTGGTAACGCCCGCGGACCTCGGCACCGTGTCGCACTTCGGCAAGGTGCTCGACTCAAGGACGGTACCAGCTTGGACGCTCGCGGGTGCTGGCTACCCAGCCTATTCATACCACGCCGTCTTCGTGGTCTCGTGGACTGGTACTACCACCGTGGAGCAACACAACCAGGTGGTGGACATCCTGGACTCTATGCTGCCCGCGTGGGTGGACTGGGTTATCTGCCGTCCAGACCACGGCGGTTTTTTCTGCTCCCATTCGGAGCTCGGGCTCGACGCCCTCTAGGACACCATGGCCAATTTCACTCGAGCCAAACCCGCAGGATGGGCAGATTGGCCGGCACCAGGCGGACAACTTGAGGCCGTCCAAATCAACGCCATCGACATCGACCACGCCAAAGCCATCAACGGCGACGACGGCAGCTCCCACGCCCCAGCAGCGGTGATCCAAATCGACGGCGCAGGCCTGCAGGTTGGTGGTGCTGGACTCCTGTCGACCACTGCAATCCAGCTACAGGGGCCAACAACGTTCGGGTGGCAGGTTGCGCAGACATTGCAGAGGCGCCTCAACCTCGGGGCAGCGTTCCCGATGGTGGCTACCTACTGGTCCAGGCTCCTAGTCGGCAACGCCATTGCGTGGCAACAGGACGACATTTTCGCCGCGCAGGCGCTGTTCATCCCTATCCCCCCGATGGCAAACTCGTGCACCATCACTCAAATCCAGGTAACGGTTGACGGGGATGCTGGCGCAGGCGGCCCGCACCCCGGGGCGTGGCCCCCTACCCTGCCGTCAATCGGGCTCTATGACGCTGCGGCTGGCGTGGTGGCCGGCACCACCGCCACCGACGGGACTGGTAGCTGGGTGGCCTACGAGGCGGCGCACATCATCACGGCGGGGCCCTTCGCCGCGGTGACACAACAACCGTCCAACGAGTTCTATGTGGTTGTCTACGGCGAAACCGGCGGGACAGCGCAGGCGAGTTCGCTGGCCGTAACCAAAGTCCAGGTGTTTGGCAGCATCCAAGACCTGAAGCCTCTTTCATAGCGCCATGCCAGACTTCACCGTTCGTTGCACCGCAGGAGGCACCTCCACCGTCTGGACGGAGACGGCTGTTCGTCTGGTCGTGGGTGGAGCACGTACCTGCGACTGGCATGCCCGCGGCGAAGCCGAGCATCATCAGCCCCGCCGGGTTCACCAGTATCGTGGAGTTCACCGCGCCCAACTATTTCGATGGCCTGTCGGGCTACTACTCCCTATTGTGCTGGCGCCAGGATGGTGGTGGCGTCGTTGTCCCGTTCGTGGTGGAGCTGTGATGGATGCCCTGGCTGAGCTGTGCCCCATGTTCGTTGGCTCGAAGGCGATCACCCTGAGCCTGCAGGACCCCCTGTCGACCCTGCGGGCATTCTCGCCCGTGTTCATCGACGTCGACTACTCGGGCGCAGGGGACGTCGGCGTCCGGTTGCCGCTAGAGCTCATGGTGACGAGCAAGGGCACCTTCACCCGCACCTACTATCGCCGCGTCCTCCCCGACGAAATCGTCATCACCCCGAAGGAGGGCGGCCCCCACCTCGTGGTGCTGCGAGAGATGGGGCACCACCGCCTCCTAGGCAGGCTTACGTTTGAGGTTTCGGGGGACGAGCTACTCGAGGCCTAGCCCTGGGCCTTTGTCGTTTCTAGGGGCTCGCATGGCCCCATGTCGACGGCCGACTTCAGCATAAGCGCCTCGCCCTCCACCGATGTGGGCTATGACGGTGCGCTCTCCGAGGTGCTGTCCCTGCAGCTCGAGGCCGCCCCCGGCGTCGACCTGCAGCGGACTCAGTTTGAAATGGTGCAGAAGAGCGAGGGCAGCCCGGACCTGGTGTTCGTCCCTGCGTCCGGCAGCCCCGTGTTGCCCACCGGTATCGTAACCACCACGCTGCCCGCCACAGGGGTGCACGCCTACCTGCTCCGATGCACGGTGAACGGCGGCATCGACCCTAGCGCGCAGGTGGTGGCCGACTGGACGCGCGAGCGCATGGTGGTGGTGCGCACCCCCTCAGGATTGCGCAAGCTCACCGTTGGTGAAACATCGCAATACGACGCCACCTACGGGTGGGCCGAGGTAATCAACTCCCTAGTGGCCTGGTCGACGCTATCAGGGTTGACGTGGCTGAACGCCGTGCGCGCTGCCACCCACACGACCCTGCCGGCGAACACGCGGACGGGCAACGTGCTCACCGCCGACGCCAACGGGGCCCTACCCGCGCAGGATGGCGTAACGCTCGTGGTGGGGGATTCGCTGCTAGTGTGGAAGGAGGCCACCGGGGCGAACAACGGCATCTACACCGTTACGGACCTCGGCAGCGCAGGCACCCCGTGGATTCTCACCCGCCGCGCGGACCAGGACACCAGCGCCAAAGTCATCTGCGGCAGCAGCTGCTACGTCGAGGAGGGCACGCGCTTCGCCGGCGTCCCATTCGCCCTCGTGACGGCGAACCCCATCACCCTCAACACCACCACCCTCGTCTATGAGCCGCTCGTCCAGAATGCCCTTGAGCGGCTGACGAATCCCGTGGACGTCAACGCCCGCAACAACGCGGACACCGGGTGGATCGACGTCGTCACCGTCACCACGGGGGACGCCGTCTCG